GGAATTCCTGCGCTTGTATTCGTAAGTCATAACGCAGATGGCGGTTATGATGAAACGTACGAGAACGGAGTATATGCGTACAATCTTAACCGGATTGATATTGCTTCTGGAGTCGATAGGGTTACGGAATATACAGCGTTGAAATACCCGGTAAAATAACGTGAAATTAACCGCTTTACCTTACGCCTTGCCTGAGCGTAGGATGTGCGGTTATTTGCGTTAAAAACACGGAAGGAGGGCGTAATTATGGCGAAGAAAATAACGGCTGAACAATACGTAGCTATCGAGTGGTTATCTATTCCGAATAAGGGCGGTAAGACGTTCGAAGAGATCGCAGCTATCTGCGGAGTTACTGCGCGTACGTTGGAGAACTGGCGTAAGACGCCGACATTTGATGCGGAGTTAAAGCGTGCAATCATTCGGAACAATAGCGCTAAGCTACCGGAAGTAGTCGAATCTATGGCGGAATGGGCTATCCGTGAAGGTAACGCAGCGGCCGCTAAGCTCGTGCTTCAAATTAACGGTATGCTGACGGATAAGGTCGAGGTTGAAACGAAGGATGCGAATGCTACGGATGTGGAAGCGTTGAGGGCACGGATTGAGGCGTTTAAGGCGCGTAAGGGTAGCGATTCCGAAGATACGGAATAGGCGCGTATATATAAGAAGCGATTTGTGCGTGGCGTCTTCGGATGCTTTCGGATCAGGTGCGTTTTACCTACACGAAGCTCCTGGCGCAAGCCCCCTCCGAAACTTTCCGATTCACGCCCGCACGCTTCACCGTAACAACGCGTTAAACTACGAATATATCCCCGCATCTCGAACGTTCGTTCGTTGAATAAGCGGTGCATAAACGTGATAGGGGATACGGGAAATACACGTATAATCTTCCAGTATGTAACGGGGCTAATCCGCATAGTGACGCGGGTTATCCGTATTATGCGCTGGAAATGTATATGCAATGTATAACGCGGATTTATGCAACGGAAATAAACTCAGTAACGGCGCGGGTTCCAAGCGCAGACATATGCACAAAACCGTGCATTTTGTGAACATGTCCGTGCATACCCGTGTATATCGGTGCCTTTACGATTAGGGAACGAAGAAGGGGAGCGGCTTAGAAACTTCGTGGATTTAACGCTGCGTTACGGTGAAGTGATATCGTACCCCCAAGCGCCCCCTCGCGCGGCCCCAAATCTGGTGCGAAAACAATCGGCGTATAAAAATTAACTTTTGACTTTTACGGAGGTGCTAACGTATGGAACAACTACGAAAGATTGCGCTCGAATTACTCGAAGCGTACGAGGAAGCTGCGGATGACTGCATACTAGAGCGTAGCGGAAACATTGACGCTGACCGTGCGGAACTCGAACGCGAGGTAACAGAAACACGCTTAGAAATCGAGTCCTTACGTTCGTTGGACGATATCTTTGCGGAGTACCCTTACGTAAGAGTCGAATGGGACGTGCGTCTTAACGAATACAAGGCGGTAGTCGGCCCGGACCACAACTTAACGCCTGGCGGTTTCTTCGCATACGGATATGCGGATACGCCGGCACAAGCTATTCGCAACGCTGCGGTCGAAGCGCTTGAGTATTACCGTGAAATTAGCGTTTAAACACGCTACCCCTAACGAGACTACTCGGAAGGTACGAAACGGGCTGATTTCACGCTAAATCCACGTCAAAACTAAGAGAGGAGGCGGTATCTATCGCATGGGTTAACGGAAAGTGGATCGGACGAGACGAACGGAAGGCGCAAATAGATGAGCTGGCCGACTTAATTGACGCACTTGATGGCGTAGATATCGCCGCCTTGGGTGACGAGGATCAACGCGAGATAGAAACGCAGCTTTCGGAGTACGAGCGGTTGAGCGTAATTAACGATGCCGAAACGGATCTTATTGCGTTCGCTCTCGAATACTTCTCGGAAGCTAAAAATCCGGGCAACGCGGGTAACTGGGACGGATTCGATATTGTAGACGTAGGCGAAGCGCCTGATTTTCACCGTGAAATCGCCGTGATAATGGACGATGTGTCCAACGTTAATACCAACGATAAGGTCGCAGTCGCTGCGCCCCGTTCTCACGCCAAATCTACGTATCTTTCCAAAGCGTTTCCTTTACGCGAGATAGTGTACCGGAAACGTAAATACGAAATTATCATATCGGAGACGCCGGCAGTATCAAGCGGTAACCTGGACTGGATATCAATGCAGCTCAAGCATAATGAGAAGCTGCGGAGGGACTTCGGTCCTTTATTGTCTCCGAAGCAGCAGGAGAACCCGAAGGATAACAGCTCCGAGTTTATCGCGTGGGAGCCGACGGACAACGGCGTACCAAAAATGTTAACGAAGGTTGAAGCGGCATCTACCGGCCAGGCGCTACGTGGGCGTAACTGGAACGGTGTCCGTCCGGATTTGATCGTTTGCGATGACTTGGAGGACATCAAGTCTAACGCGGCCACGCCGGAACTCCGCCAGAAAATGCGTGACTGGTTCGCGCAAACCGTCGTACCGCTCGGTGATCCGAAAGGTAAGCGTACAGCGATGGTGTACATGGGAACAACGGTCCACCACGAGGCGCTACTCGTAAACGTACTGTACAAGCGGTCGGACTTTAAGTCACGAGTTTATCGCGCGGTTATCGAATGGCCTGAGCGTATGGATTTATGGGAAGCGTGCCGTCTCGTTTATACCGACCGTGACAATCCGAATCGAGCTGCGGATGCAAAAGCACTATACGAGCTGAATCGCGAGGAGATGGATCGCGGAGCTACCGTACTTTGGCCGGAAGCGCAGCCGCTATGGAAGTTGATGACGTGGAAATGGGATAACGGTACGAAGGCGTTTAATACGGAGTACATGAACAACCCGGTTGACGAGGAGTCCATGATCTTCAATCCGGAATCCTTTACGTATTGGGATCGCGAAGACCGTGACTTTCTTACGTCCGATTACGATATTTATCTCGGAATTGACTTTGCGATGGGGAAAACGCGGGGTGACTATTCAGCGGTTGTTACGATTGCGCGGCATAAACAGAGCGGTACGAAGTACGTAGTCGATGCGTACGGGGAACGCGTTAAGCCGGACGAGTTTATGCGCGTGATTGTCGATAAGACGCTGAAGTACCAGCCGACAGCAATCGCGGCAGAAGCGCAGGCTGCGCAAGAGTTCTTCGTACAGAAGCTAAAGGAAGCGTTAAGGACTGCGGGCTATCCCGCACAGACTCGCGTTAAGGAAATACATCAACGGTCCCGTAAGGACCTCCGTATAGAAGCGCTGCTCCCGGATATCGAGAGCGGCGCTATTCAGTTTAGCCGAAAACATGCGTTATTACTGGAGCAATTCGAGTTGTACGGATCGGGATCACATGACGACTTACCGGATGCGCTCGAAATGGCCGTAAGTATAGCGAAGACCGGACGCAAGAAGCTCCGGAATAAACCGAAATGGATGTAGCGGAAAGGAGGAACGTAATGTCCGAGTTTTACGACGTAAAGGAAACAAAGCTGTTTTATACCGGAGCTCAATACCCGCCTGTTTATGAGATTCCTCGCTTGGCGAAGTATGAACGCGGACGGGCCATCTATCAAGGGCGCCACGTTGAGATGTACGATCGGGCTTCCGGACTCCTAAAAGATACGCCGTTTGCGCCGCAGCTCAAAACGTTATTTATTGCGGTCAACCTTATGGACGTATTACTGACGAAGCCCGCGGATTTGATGGTCGGCGAGGCTCCCACGTTTGAGACCGGACACGATCCGGAATCTCCCGAACAAACAGCGCTAAGTCGTATCGTTGAGGAGAACGACCTAACGCAGATGATTCACGAGATTGTAATCGGAGCAGGCTTTCGGGGCGACTCGTTTCTAAAGACGTACTACGGCCAACGTGCGGACGTATCCGAGACGCTTCAGCTCGGTTTGGATGCGCCAGATGCACCGCTGGAGCCGATTATTGAACCCGTAGACGCTTCAATTGTATTTCCGGAGCTCTCGCGCGGCTCTAAGAAGCGGTTTAAGGCGATGAATATCGCGTGGGTAGAGTGGGAGATCGAAAATAGCAGCCGAATCATGTCGTTCTTATCCGGAATTCCGACTACAGAGACGCCGTACCTAAACGTGGAGCGACATATACCGGGCTATATCGTGTACGAAAGGTATGAGCTTACGGAACGGGGCGTCGATGACCGATGGGGAGCGCCTATTCCGACGTATAACATCGGAGAGTCAGTTCCGACGGGACGGGAGCAGGACGTTGTGCCGACAGGCATGCCGGAATTGCTTGTCGAGCATGTCCCGTATAAGACGACAGACGCAGATTGGCGCGGGGAAAGCGGTACGGAAAAGCTAGAGAGCGTATTGGCCGCGATTAACGACCGATTAGTACAGATTGACTATATCCTGTGGAAGCACAGCGACCCAACTGCGTATGGACCCGATTTTCAGGAGGACGACGACGCGACAGTACGCAGCGGCGGGCGCTATATTCCCGTAACCAAGGACGACGCAACACCTGGTTATATGACGTGGAATTCTCAACTGGAGGGCGCGTTTAAAGAGCTCGATATTCTTCTTGGCCTTGTTTACCAAATCAGCGAGACGCCGCAATGGCTGTTTGGGACGACGCTTGCCTCTGATAAAGGCGGAACAGGAACATCACATACGGACGCTGGCGCGATTAAAGCCCGGTTTATGCCGATCTTGTCCAAGGTGAAGCGCATTAGAGCGCACGTTGATCGGGGTCTACGTAATGCGTTGTGGAAGGCGATGAAACTGGAGAACCACGCCAACGACGGCGTCGACAATTTCACAGCGTACGAAGCAGTGTACCCTACGATTACCTGGCGCGATGGCATTCCTCGCGACGAGAAAGAAGCGGCAGAAGTCGCCAACCTGCGTACTGGCGGTAAGCCTACCTGGTCGGTCACTGACGCAATCAAAGACCTAGACGGCGTCGACGACTTGCAGGCCGCGGAACTCGTCCGTCGGATTGACGCCGATGAGCAGCGCGTTTCGGGCACTGTTGACGCTTCGATATTTAACGCTGAATCTGGCGGTGACGAATAATGGATGACCCGAATTACGATGGCCCCGTGTCTAAACTACTCGGGGCTTTTCGGCGTGCACGCTCGGCCATAGGCTCGGCCGTTAGCCGCTTATTTACGCGAGGAGCTAACCGCAAGACAGCGGACGCAGTCGCGAAGGAAGCTTCCGAAGCTCTCGCGAAGCTGAACGCGGACTCGAAGGAATGGGTGAAGGACAACCTCACGAAAGCCGCGCAGGATGGCGTAAAGCGCGCATTAATTGACCTCGGTGCCGCTAAAACGTTACTTGAGGCCGCAGAAAAGGCGAAGCTGAACCGAGCTAACCGCGATATGCTGGCGGCTGCGATACTCGATACTCATGCGGATGTGCTCGCCGTAACCGCGAACATGGACCGTAAGACAAAGGCATCCATACGCCAGGCTCTTGCGGAGTCTCTACGCGCTAACCTCTCGCAAGGAATGAACGGAAACGCAACGCTTCAGCGTGATGTTCTCGACCGTATGCGTAAAATCCTCGGAGACGCGGTCGATACCGGGATCATCGACGCAAAAGGTCGCCGCTGGAAACCAGAAGCCTACGTCGATATGCTTGTCCGCACGAAAATGGCGGAAACACAGCGCCAAGCTACGATAAACGAAGCTCTCGGACGCGGTGTTTACTATGCGCAAATATCAAGTCACGGAGCGAAGGACGCTTGCAGTAAGTGGGAGGGGCGGATTGTCAAACTAACGCCGGACGCCCCCGGCGATTACCCGTATTACGGCGACCTACCTCGGCGCGAGATATTCCATCCACGCTGTAGACACGTCTTAACGCCCGTACGAAACCCGAGGTAAAGACCGGACCTACGATACGTCCTAAAACTGACGGATACTATGCGCTACGCGGCGCTTAAACGCGGGAGGAATTATGGACAAATTCACTAACGTAAAGTATCCGCTGAATCTTCAACTATTTGCGGAAGGCGATCCAGACCCGACGCCGGACCCACCGATTGACCCGACGCCTCCAAAGACCTTCACGCAGGAGGAGCTCGACCAGGTAATCGCGGATCGTATTGCTCGTGAACGTAAGAAGTATGCGGATTATGACGAGTTGAAGACGAAGCTATCTGATTTCGAGCGTGAGAAAGAAGAACGCGAGAAGGAGAAGATGTCCGTTACAGAACGGCTCGAAGCCGAGAAAACGGCAGCGCTAAAAGCTGCCGAAGATGCGAGGGTTGAGCGTGACAAAGCGCTAACAGCCGCTAATCAACGCCTCATTAAGGCTGAATTTCGCACGTTGGCGCGTGAGTTAAACGTTAGACCGGACGCGATTGACGACGCGTATGTACTGGCGGATTTGAGCACTGCGTCCGTTGGGGATGACGGAAGTATCAACGGCGTCGAGGACGTAGTAAATGCGTTAATCGCGAGTAAACCGTTCCTCGTTGAACAGCCGAAAAAAGAACCGCTGACTATCGGGGGCCCTTCCGGTGGAAATCCGTATGACAAGGAAACACGTACACTTGAGCAGCAACTTGCGGAGGCAAAACGAGCTAGAGACTTCGCAAAGGTTATTGAACTATCTAACAAACTTACGCGCTAAAGCTTCGGAAAATCCGAGGCTTTTTATTTTGTCCAAATATAAGGAGGAAGTTTATACATGTTGAGAACTTACGATTTTCAGGACCAAGTACGCCAGCTAGAGGCGGGTATTTCGCTAATTATTGACGACGCGCCAAACTTGCTCGGCCTTGTGGGGTTGGGCTCCAATTCTCTGTATCAAACCAAGTTCGAATGGATGTCCGATAACCTCAACTCTAACCGCGCGACTGCCGCTTCTGCTGCTGCGGTAGGTGCTACGACAATCACTGTCGCTGAAGGTGACGGACTCAAATTCCGCGTTAACGCTATCGTAGTTTCTGGCGAGGAGTACATGCGAGTCACTGCCGTAGCTGGTGACGTTATTACCGTTGTCCGTGGTTACGATGGTACAAACGCAGCAGCAATCGAAGCCGGCGGGGAAATCCGCATCGTTGCCCGTCCACAATTGGAAGGTGCATTGCCTGGTGTTGACGAAGGTCACGACCGTTACGTTGATTACAATGTGACTCAGATCATCGAACGCTACGCGGCGGTATCCGGCACGCAGCAAAACGTACGAACTTACAACGTTACGGACGAGCTGAACTACCAAGTACAATTGCGCCTCAAAGAGATGCAGCGCGAGATGAACGACTGGTTGATTTACGGCCGCCGCATTGACGGTGCTCCCGGTATGCCTCGCACAACTGGTGGTCTGCTTTACTTCGCTGACAAAAAAGGCGCAGCGAAAAAGAATGCTGAGGGCAAGGAGGTTACTCCAGAGTTTCTGAATGACCTGTCTGAACAAATCTACCTGCGAGGCGGATCGGTAAACACGATCCTCACTAATACTGCCGGTGCACGTCAAATTACGAAGTTCGCAAAGGATACGATCAGAACTGAACGCACAGATACAGAGACCGGCCACAAGATTCAGACGTTCGTTTCTGATATCGTAGGCGGTTCCGTAGCAACCGTCATCGTCGATCCGAACTTTCCGAAAAACAAGATTGCACTGTTTGACCGAAATATCTTGTCAATCGACGCTCTGAATGGACGCGCGCTGCATGATATGGATGCTACCGTAGCGGGCGCCGACTTCGTGGCCCGTCAGATCCGTGGTGAGTACGGTGTAACCGTCAAGAATGCGGGCGAGAAGATCGCTATCCTGGATAACATCAGCACGTCGGTATCTTAATCGGAGGGGCTTCGGCTCCTCTTTAATTTTAACGGGGGTGACTGCGTAAATGGCGATTTCAGATCGCGACAAAGAACGTTTAAATCTAACGAGCCCAGCCGCGCATGACATCGGATTGGGCGATATTATCCAATCAATTCAATCCGGCGGTAGTGGTGGACCAGCGTCCGTAGCATGGGCGGAGATTACCGGAAAGCCGGCGACTTTTGCTCCGGCAACGCACACACATACTGCGGGACAAATCTCGGATGCGAGTACGGTTGGTAAGTCCGTCATGACTGCGGCAGATGCGGCGGCTGCGCGTACGGCTATCGGGGCGGGTACGTCTAACCTCGCTCTCGGAGCTACCGCGTCAACGGCGGCGGCAGGCAATCATACACATGCGGCCAGCACCGTAACCGCTACAGCAATCGCACCAGGTACCGCAACAAACGTACAAGGCATCCTCGCAGAGTTTGCGGCTAGAATTGCGGCACTGGAGGCGAAATAATGGCGGAGTATCACGCAAGTCCTCGCTACTCCCTTGACGGTATTGAGTTTGACGTACACGGCGTCTATGTAACCGAAGATGTCGCAGAGATTGCACGTTTGGATGCGCTAGTTCCTACGTGGATTAGCCGTATTGACGTGAAAGAACCGGAGGAACCGAAGAAGCCACGCGCTAAGAAAGTAGCGGCGGAAACCTCCGACGAGTAAACGGAGGTGTTACCGTGGCAACTACGATATTAGCGGCAGATGCGTACATTAACGCGTCCTGTCTTGACGTAGAAGATTGGCAAGCGAGCGATACCGCGAGAAAACAACGAATGTTAAATGTCGCAGGACGAACGCTCACAACCGCCTATCCGAAATACGTCATTCCAGACGCAGCGACGTACGAGTTCGCGAATGTACTTTCGATTTTGTACAACGATACCGGGCGGCTTCAGCGGCAGGGTACCGCATCGTTCGGTCTGACTGGCGTGTTCAATGTGACGTTTAAAGACGGTTCAACCGGGATGCCTTACGATGACCTGCGTAAGTTTATCCCGCAGACTGCGCTTGACCTAATTGGCGTAGAAAATGGCGTGAAGTTATCGAAGCGTTCTGCGAAATGGACGGTGATGTGACGTGCCCCTCGTACCCATGCGGCAAACAATCGTAATAACGAAGGCAGCGAAAGGTAGCGGGTGGGGCCACTCATCGCCGGGCGCGGAAGTAGCAGTAACCGCACGTGTATCCGAGCAGACGAAAACAGTTACGAATCAATTTGGAGACGAAACGGTATCTAGCATGACGATATTAATCGACAAGCTGGCGGATGTATCGTACGACGACGAGATTACGTACACAAACGAGCTCGGCGTAACGATTAAGCGTAAGCCTATTGCGATCCAGCCTAAACGGGGATTGTCCGGCAAGGCGTTAATAACGGAGGTGAACGTATAGATGGCGGTAAACAGACTTGATTTTGACGCCACACGCGGGGCTCCGTTTATTAAGCGCGTCATCGGACGGTTTTTTAAGGGTTATCGTACGCGGCTTGAGGACGCGGTTTCTTCAGGTTCGAAGCAAGGCATCCAGGACGTCATGGACGAGTGGCGGCTGGAGAGTACGAATATCGCTCCGCTTAAGACCGGCACGTTGCGGCGGTCTATCTCGACGGATGTTACGAAGCAGGGCGATAAGTGGGTCGGCGAGATCAGCGCGTCCGCGATCGAGGTTAAAGGTAAACGTAAGTTAGATTACGCTACGTATCTTAGCGACGTATATCCGAAAAAGCACGGCGATTCCTTCCGCAATCCAACTACGCCGGGAACTGTTCCGGGGTTTTTGGATAAGCCCGCAGAGGAGAATGAACGCGAGTGGCAACGCATGATAGAGGCGGAAATTAAAGCGGCGATTAAGCGAAAGGGGCTGTAACATGGCGCTGATTAGCGAGATTGAAGCAATCGAGGCGTTCATAAAGCGGAAATACCCCGATGCAACGTACGAGAAGCAGACAGTCCCGGAGCAGCCTACGCCGGGGCTTTTTGTTGTCCGCTTTTTGCGTGATGGCCGGACGCTTGAAACCGGGATGCATTACCGGATTGACCGCGATTACCAGATCATCCATTTCGCGAAGTATCCGGAGGAGACGATGCCGGTCATGTCCGAGCTGAGCGCGGCTATTTACGCAGAGGGCGGATTGCCTGACGTGCATATGCGATTCGAAGGCTTTGGCTTCGGTCAACCGGTTCTAACGGAGAACAAGATATACGCGACGGTCGGTGTTTTGCAGACGACAGTTCGCGAAATGAAGCCGCAACGACAATACGACAAGATCAATCACATACATCCGCGTTACGTGTAGGCAGGGCGTCCCAATGGGCGCTCTTTTTTATTTCCAAAGGAGGTTTTTAGATGGCCGGAGGTTCCTGGGACCCTACTGCATTAGAAATTCAGCCGGGTCTCTATATAAATTACGTTGAAGCGGCCGCCGCGCAGATTAACGGAGGCGCACGCGGCACGGTCGCGATTCCGCTGTTAAATTACGGCGCAAAGGCGACAGCTAAGACGTTTTACTTGGTCGAAACGGAGAAAGTCGCATCCGACACGTTCGGTGCGTCGAATATCCAGTCGATCTTATTTGCGTTGCAGGGTGGTGCTAAAAACGTACTCGTCTATACGATGCCAAAAACGCCAGTCGCCGAGGACTACACGGATATGCGTGCGGCTTACGATGCTCGCGAATTTAACGTGTTTGTCTTCGACGGTGAATTTAACGCGGACGAGCAAGCGCTGACCAAGACTTGGACAATCCGCAACCGCACAGAGGGCAAGCACTTTATCTCCGTAATAGGCGGTGATGCAGCTACGGACGCTGATCCTGCGCTTGGTAACGCACGGTCCGTACTTAATGCGGACAACTACATCGTTAACCTGATTAGCGGAGTGGTCATCGGCACCAAGACGTATCATTCGTCCGCATTTGCTCCGTGGGTGGCCGGCTTGATTGCGGGAACTGCGATTAACCGCTCGACTACTTACGCACAAGTACCGGCGGATGACGTGACTCGGCGCTTGACCAAGACGGAGTTTGACGCTGCGCTGACGGCTGGTTCGTTTGTTTTCGTTAACGATGGTACTCGCGTGAAAGTTAAGCAAGGCCTCGTAACGTCCAAACAAAAAGTCCGTAATATGCGCGCACGTCAGGCGATTTCTACGGACATTACCAAGACCGCGGAAGACAATTACATCGGCAAGCTCAACAACAACGCGGACGGTCAGGCTACGTTGATGGTTGCGATTAAGGCGTACCTCGAACGCTTGGAAATCTCGGGCGTACTGTCGGGACCTGCGGTCGGTCTTGATCCGAATTTCCCGTCCGTAGGCGACCAAGTATTCCTAGCTATTTCTTACGTGGAAGTCGATTCGATGGAACGTATCTTCATCACGGTGAATGTATAAAGGAGCGTGAAAAATAGATGGTACTAGATGCTACGCGCGTCATTTCTGGCGCGTATGGAGCGGTAAACGACGCGGACGGTAACTGGATGTCCAACGTTTATTCGTGCGAGGCGAATATCGAGATCGGTTTCGAGGACGTAAAGCTCGCAGGTACGCGGTGGATCGGCAATAAGGTCACGTCGCTCAAAGGTTCCGGCTCAATCGGAAGCTATATGGTGACGTCTGAATGGATCGAGAAGATGGCGCAGGTTACGGACGATAAGAGTCCGGCATTTACTACGGAACTCGTTGTCAAATTGGACGACCCCGAATCGTTCGGTGCGTATCGGGTGCGGCTGAAAAACGTCACGTTCGATAAGATTCCGATTATCAACTACGAGGTCGGTTCGATAGTTGAGCAGGAGCTTACGTTCCTCTTCAGCGGTTACGAGGTTATGGATAAAATTCGCGCGGCTTAATATACGGAGGTCCTTCGGGGCCTCTTTTTAATTATGAAAATAAACGGAGGTTGACATAGATGGCTAAAGGACTTGAGGCATTACTCGGAGCAACGACGGATTTGAAGGAAGAGATTTATATTCCGCGACTGAAAACGCATTTTACGATTAAGGCGCTGGACGAGGATTCAATTGATCGGGCCCGTTCGCAGGCAACTACGGGAAAAGACGGTTCTGTAGATGGTGCGCTATTTAACCGCTTGCTAATCGTAAAAAGCGCAGCCGATCCGGACTTTAACGATAAGGCGCTCAAGGATCACTACGAAGCATCCGACGCGGCGGACTGCGTGAAGAAGGCGCTACTGCCTGGCGAACAAACGCGATTAATCCAATCGGTTCTAGCGCTTTCCGGTTTCGTAGAGGACGCGGAGCTCGTTGAAGACGCAAAAAACTAATTAAGTCGGGCGATCCGGAGGCGTACATGTTACATGAGATTTTCCAGCGCCACGGGATTCCGCCCGACGAAGTTTACGCAAAGGAACGACGGCACCGCTTCTTTATGTACGCGTCCATGATGATTCAGCTTGAAGGGGAAGAGAAGGGACGGCAGAACTAACGCGGGAAGGAGGTAATTACGATTTCATTCGATTTGATCGGGCACTTGCGGCTGATTGACGATATGTCCCGTCCTCTCCGTAAAGCGATGGGCGGAATGCTCAAGTTTGGAGCAGCCGCAACGGGACTTGGCGTAGCGGTAACGGGCGTCGGCTTCGCGGCAGACTCCGTAAAGAAGGCAATGGATTTTGAATCGCAGATGAAGACGGTTCAGGCGTTAACGGGTGCGACCGACGAGCAAACGAAGGCCATGCAGCAGCTTGCGCTCGAACAAGGCGCATTAACGAAATATAGCGCGCTTGAAGCTGCGCAAGGGATAGAGGAGCTTTTAAAGGCGGGCATGTCTACCGCGCAAGTCCAAGCGGGCGGTCTTAATGCAGCGCTCAACCTTGCGACGGCTGGCGGACTTGGCCTAGCGGAATCTGCGGAAATCATGTCGACTGCGCTTAACTCGTTTAAGAAAGACGGCTTAACTGCGGCGCAGGCTGCGGATATCTTGGCGGGTACTGCGAACGCATCCGCGACTGACGTACACGACTTACGCTACTCGCTTGCTGCTGTTGGTTCCGTTGCGGACGGCGTAGGGATGTCGTTTAAAGATACGAATACTGCGCTAGGCTTGTTTGCGAATAATGGATTAAAAGGCGCAGACGCTGGTACGTCGCTGAAAACGATGCTGTCCAACTTGGTTCCAGCAACGGACAAGGCGTACGGCATGTTCGAAGACTTCAACCTCTTGACCGTAAATACTACGGATGCTCTTGCGTTTATGAGTAAAAAGGGCATTAAGTCAACGGGGACGTCCGTACAGGCTGTTACGAAGGACATCGAGAAATACGTCGCAGCGCAGACGGGGCTCAAGGTCGGAACGTCTAAGGCAGCGAAGGAAACGAAGAAATTCCTGACAGCGAGCAACTTGATTCATTCGTCGTTTTACGATAATAAAGGCGAGATTAAGGACCTGGCGCAGGTAGCGGATTTGCTGAAGAACCGTTTCGGCAAGCTTACGAATGAGCAACGTCAATACTACTTGCATCAGATATTCGGGTCCGACGCGATTCGTGCCGGTAACATCCTCTTTAAAGAAGGCGCGGCTGGCGTTAAGAAGTTTCAGCAGGAAATGGCGAACGTAACGGCGCTTTCAGTAGCAACCAAGAAGATGGACAGCGCAGCGGGTGCGGTCGAGCAGTTCCAAGGCGCAATCGAAACGTTGCAGATTTCCGCGTTGCTCCCAACGATGCCGATCTTAAAACGACTGGCGCAGGCGGCTTCGGAGTTCGTCGTTAAGTATACACCGCGAATTACTGCCGCCATGCAACGTGCAGTCGATACGGCTAAGTCGTACCTGAAAACACACTTCATCAATAACCCGGAGTTTAACAAGCTTCCAGATATTAAAAGCAAAATTTCGTTCGTTTTTGACACTGTGAAAAAGACGTTATCCGATTGGTGGAACGGAGGAGCGTCCGAAAAGTTTGCGCAATTCGGTAAGGAATCCGCGATGGCTATCGGAAAGAACTTTGCGAGTACAATCGTTAATAACCCGGAGTTTGCGTTTATCCTCGGTTTGTTTATTGCGGGAAAAGCACCAAATCCAATCGGGCTCACAGTAGCTCTCGCCATTACAGCATCTCCGTGGGTTAAGAAGACAATTGACTTTCTGAGCGGTGGTCTGAAGGAGGTTAGCGGATCAGCGAAAGGTGAACGACTGCTGGAATACAACGCACATTTGAACAGCTTGCCCAAAGGAACCCCCGCACTTTCAGGAAAGACCGAGATGGTCCCTACTAAAGAGTCAGGGTTTACAAGTAGCGTCAAGCAGTGGTGGAACGAAACTACCGGAAACAGCGGCTGGAGCGGAAAGGCCGCCGGCCTCGACAATGTTCCGTACAACGGATTTAAGGCGCGTCTCCATAAGGACGAAGCGGTCCTTACGAAGCACGAGGCGTCCGAGTGGCGTGACCAACAACGCGGAGGCGGATCGGGCGGTATCGTAATCACGGGGAATACGTTTGTCGTCCGTGAAGAGGCGGATATCGAAAAGATCGCGGGACAACTAATACGAATGTGGGCGTAAGGAGGTGATGGTTTGCAGTTTTGGCTAAAGTACAACAACGGAGCGGAAGTCCTATGGCTCCCCGTTAATCCCGAGAGTATTCAAACAACGATGACCCACGGATACGAAGACGTTGAGATTTCGAATCTCGGCGAGTACACGATAGTCGGCAATCAACGCCTCCGTGAGTTCTCGATGTCTTCGTTCTTTCCCCGCGATTATAACGCGGGATATTGTTCGTATACGAACCTCAAAGAGCCGCGCGAATACGTCGCGATAATCGAGCGCTGGATGCGTAGTGGTAAGCCTGCGCGTTTTATCATTACGGGCACCTCCGTTAATTTCGCTGTTACTATTCGCTCTTTTGAATACGAAGAGCGCGGCGGTGAGCCGGGCGATATCTACTATACGTTGTCCCTCAAAGAGCACGTATTTATCGACATCGCAAAGAAATCGGACAATAAAAAGCTTACGGGCTCTGCGTCGAAAACAATGCCGAAACTTACATCGGCGGCTAAACGTCCGAATACGACGGTCAAAGCGAAGTCATACACGGTCAAGGCGGGTGACTCGCTGTGGAAGATTGCTCAGAGGGCGGACGTGCTCGGCAACGGCGACAGATGGCGCGAGCTCTACGCTAAAAATAAGTCCGCAATCGGTCCGAATCCCAACGTACTCAAACCGGGGCAAAAGCTGGTGATTCCGTAATGAGTACGCAAATTAAGCTGCTGTACGACGGGAAGTATTGGATCGAACCGCTCGTCAAGTCCGCAACATGGTCTGGAGTCGTCGCGCAGCCTCATCGTACGTTGACCATCTCATACTCGAACACGTTGAACGCGGACGACAAGCGTATCGCGTTTGAGCTCGGGAAGGAGCTGCGCTTTTACGTAGACGACGTCGGACTGTTTCGCGGCGTTATTTTTATGTACGATATCGACGACAAAGGCGATACAACGATTACGGCGTATGACGAAAACGTATATCTCACGAAAAACATAGATACGCAGAAGTTCGTCGGCAAGACGGCTGGCGCGATCGTGTCCTCGTTGTGTAAATCGTTCGGAATACCTGTCGGTACAATCGCAAACACGGGCTACGTTATTCCGAAATTGATACTCCGCGACATGTCGTTGTGGGATATGATTACGACGGCGCTGACGGAAACACGCAAACAGAATAATCGTAAATTCATCGTTTACAGTCGCGAAGGTAAGTTGTTCCTCCGTGAGAAAAACGACGAGGTCGTACGCTGGATGCTGGAGGATGGCGTTAACATTACGTCAGCGCGGCGATCGCAGTCTATCGAGGAAATGCGGACAGCGGTCAAGGCTCAGGGCGGCACGGACGAAAAGCCGATTACGTCTACGGCGAAGGACGCTGCGCTGATTAAAAAATATGGAATGATGCAGCACGTAGAGTCCGCAGACTCAGACGCAACCGCCAGCCAGATCCAACAACTTGCGAAAGCCAAACTAAAGGAACTCGGCAAAGTCGGCGAAGACGTGTCCGTAGATGCGCTAGGCATTACGCAAGTCGTCGCGGGAACTGCCGTTTATGCCTTCGAGAGCATGACGGATATTGTTGGCGGCTATTACGTAAATGCGGATACTCATACGTTTACGAACGGTACACACATGATGTCGCTAACGTTGAGCAAAACGGACGATTTGCCGAAATTGGAGTACGAAGAATCGGAACCGAAGAAAGAAGCGGCCAAGAAGAAGAAAAAGAAAGCGAAGAAAAAGACCACAAAAGCAGCTTCAGGCGGGTCTACGCTGAAAGTTCTCGATACCGTAGCGGAGATGGAGTCAATACGAGGAGGTGGCAAGTAGAGTTGGACCTTATTGATGGAAGTAAAGTACTTCAGCTCAAGGACATGGTCCGCAAAATCGGACACAACGTAGAGGTCGATATCGAGTACGCGACGATCATCGCACCTCCGCCGGCTCTCCGCGTACAGGTCGATAATATGAAGATCGAACTCGACGGAGACGACGTAATCGTACCGGAGCATTTGCGCGAACACACCCGAAAGGTGTCCGTTAAAGCGGTGGAGCCGACTACGCTCGAACTCAACCGATACACGCGCGTAACAAAGGAAACGGAATCGTCTGCGCCTGTTAATACGAAGGCGTTCAGCGACGTGTTTAACTTCGGGTCATTCACGTCCGGCGAGTTCGAGATTACATTTCACGATACGCTGAAGGCGGGCGACCGCGTGGCGATTGCGTCGTTTGGCGCGGGACAGCGTTATATCGTGTTGGATCGTATAGGAGGTGCGGCTGATGGCGCTTAGCCCATTGCCGGAAGTTGACGTCAATCTTGACGAAGACCTTGACGTGGTCACGGAAACCGACGTAGAACCGAGTCGGACGTACGCACTAGATTTGGGTAGCGGGGTAGTCGGTGGGATTATCGACGGAAGCGAGGCGATTCGCCAGTTTATCCTCAAAGCGATATTAACCTCGCGTTTTCACTTTACGATTTACGATGAGGACTACGGTTGCGAGCTCGAAGACTTAATTGGGCAGGACGTTCCGATGGAATTGCTTGAAACGGAAATACCTCGGGTCATAACCGAAGCACTTATTTACGACGACCGAATTGAGGACGTATATGGATTCGAAATTACGCAGGAGGCGAGCGATTTGTTCGTCTCTTTTTACGTGGATAAAGATAACGAGACGATACCGATGGAGGTGACGCTATAGATGTACGAGGATCAAACGAAGGCCGCGATACTCCAACGGATGCTCGACGCATCTCCGGAGGATATCGACAAGCGGCAAGGCTCGGTTACGAACGATTTACTCTCGCCTGCTGCTATTGAAATGACCGGACTTTACACGGAGTTGGATACGGTACTTACGATGGGCTTTACGGACACTACAAGTGATGACTATCTCGACCGTCGCGCAGCAGATTACGGACTGACACGCAAAGCAGCGGTAAAAGCGAAGGGTACGTTGACGTTTGCGGGTCCAGACGGAACAGTTATTCCCGCAGGAACCATCACGTCGACGGGCGCGGCGGTTCCTGTTTATTTCGTTACTACGGCTGACGTAACAATCGTGAGCACCAGCGCAACGGTCGCAGCTACAGCAGAAGAGGCGGGCGCATCCGGCAATGTTAGTATCGGCGCAGTTAATACAATGGTGGGCGATTTAGTCGGAATCGTAACGGTAACGAACGCAGTTAACTTTGAGGGCGGCGTGGATAGAGAAACGGATGATGCGTTTCGTGATCGCTACTACGAACGAGCGCGGCGGCCAGTTACGTCGGGTAACGCGAATCACTACCGTCAGTGGGCGCGTGAAGTTCCTGGCGTGACGGACGCACGTGTTTATCCGGTTTGGAATGGCGCCGGCACCGTTAAGGTCGTACTACTCGGCGACGATAAGACCGCGCCGGACGCCGCTGTAATCACCGCAGCTCAGATGTACATTGATCCGACACAGGACGGACGCGGCGAAGGGCAGGCTCCGCTCGGTGCGGTGGCTACCGTTGTAGGCGCGGAGGAGGTTCCGATTAATATCGTAGCTGACGTAGACTTAGCGCCTGGCGCGACGTTGGACGAAGTTAAGGCGTTGGTTACTGCCGGCGCGCGTAAGTATCTCGAAACGTTGGCTTTCGCGGACCCGATCATCCGTATTAATCAGATCGGCAACGTGATCATCGACATTCCGCCGGTCAGGGATTACGCGTCACTTACTATAAATGGAACGACAGGCAACATCATCGTGGCTGACGGACAGGTTGCGGTGCTTGGGACGGTGACGATTACGTGACGAAAACAGTAGCGGAAACTCAACAGTTCATGCGCGACTCTCTCCCGCGCTATTACGACGAATCCCGTATCGCTGGTAACATCATCGACCAGGAAGCGGACGAACTGGCACGTATAAGTGCGTCCGCTTACGACGTACTCGATCAGTTTTACATCGGGTCCGCGACGTGGGGGCTTATACGTTGGGAGAAGATATTCGGAATCACAACGGACCCAACGAAAACGTATGAACAGCGGCGTGAGGTCTTGCGCGGTAAACTACGGGGCGTGGGACGGGTTAACGCGGAACTCATCGAGAATGTAGCGGCTGCGTACGCAAACGGAGAGGTAGACGTAACGCCGAATATCGCAAGTTACACGCTTACGATTACATTCGTAGGCGTTTTTGGCGTGCCCGCGCAAATTTACCTGTTAAAGGAAACGTTACGCGAGATCATCCCGGCGCATCTCGCAATTGACTACGTGTTCCGTTTCTTTACGTATGCGGAATTAACTGCATTGAACCAAACGTACGGCGAGATTGCGGCAACGGGTAAGACGTACGATGACATATATAACCGGAGGTTTTAACGATGGCAAATACGGAAAAACTCAGTCTTCCGCTAATTGAGCCGAACATGACTGCGGACGTACCGCGCGATATGAATGCGCTGGCGGAAGCAGTTGACGCGAAGGTTGGCGTAGCGGACGGGCTGGCGGTGCTCGGGGCAGACGGAAAGGTGCCTGCGGATCAGCTCAACGTGAAAGATCCGGTTGACGCGAGTACAACGGTTAAGGGTATCGTCAGACTCAGCGCAGATTATAAGTCTACATCCTCTACGACTGTGCCGAATAGTAAGGCTCTGTCGGACTTGTATACCGCTTCAATGGCTGACAAAGGCAAAGTGTTCATGGATGATTTTAATTTTTTGCTTTCTCCGGGTGCATGGAGGGTTGATAGGTCTTCATTTAATCCTGCCGTTGACCACAGCCCGCCGGGTGCAAATCCCAAAGGTGTCCTTTTTGTTTCGAGTGTTAATGTAACGGAAGGACTAGCCCTCACCCAAAAGTACGTAGATGATACCGGGGGTATTTATAACCGTGTAAGAACAGTAGCTGGGACGTGGTTGCCTTGGATCGAATTAGCCAGTAAGAGTTATACTCAACGCAATTTGCGTTTGGAAAGAGCTGTAGAGTTCGGGGCAGACCTTACCGGGGCTGGCCCTGCATTCTTCGACTTCCACACGAGCGGAAACAACGTTGATTACGACAGCCGAATTATAGCCGAAGGCGGCACAACTGCCACTGGTAACGGTAAAATCACTATCCAAGCCGCGACTACAGCGCTAACCGGGAAGGTCGAAACGTCCGGTCAAGTGTGGGTAGCTAAAAACACGCAATTCGGTTCATCATCCGGTCTATCTTTGCCGATAGGTGACGCTGACACGGGATTTAACTGGGTGCAGGACGGTAATATAGATTTTTACTCGAATGGTCAAATTCCAGTTGCACTAAACGGAGGGAATTTTGTTTTCAGGAACACGGCTGGAGGCTACGAAGTCCTTAGTTCGGCTATAAACGATTTAAAGCAATCTGTCGTTGATGGGAAAGGTGTCGTTGCTGGCGCTATCAACGGCAAGGGTGGTAATGTATCAGCCAGCAACACTCACGCGGAACTAGCGGCAGCTATAACAGGTTTACCCGTCAAGCGCTTTGCGTCTGGTACGTTTAATGGACAAAGCGCTCAGGCTTCAAGTTGGGGTATGTCCATATCCATGGTGGTTTCTGTTGGGGGCCTTTCTTTCACGCCTTCGGCTGTGTTTATAAGAGTTAGGTTAACTGAATCTGACGGCTTTAGACAGGTCGAAGGTTTCGCACGTACCAGCACATCCGGCGGAGACACTATTTACGGATGGAGAGGAAATAGTATATGGGTTTCTCCTTTGCGGCAACAAGCCGGAGGATTTAACGCGACCATCGAAGGCAGCAAAATTGACGCTTACGCTGGTGGTTCTCCGATATCTAAGATTTGGGCTTACGAATGGTTTGCGTACGAATAAACGGAAGGAGGCCGCTTAACGCATGGAACAAACGTTAATAAACGCAGCACTCAAGGACGGTATCTTCGCCGTCCTTTTTGTTGCGCTTTTTTTATATCAACTTCGCGAGTCCCGGCGCATTCAGGACGACGGCAAGGCCCGTGAGTCTCGCATTCAGGACGAGGCAGCCGAGCGGGAGCACCGTATTAACTCGGAAGCGCGTGAACGAGAGGACCGCTTACTAAAACTCGCGGAGGGCATCACCCATCAATTCGAAACGTTGGCGCAACAGTACGAGACGCTTGCGATCGACGTTAACGATATCAAATCGGCAATTAAACGGGAGGGATAACGTAATATGGCGAACAATCTAACGCTAGAACAAGTCCGCGCTAAATCTGCGAAACGGATCGCGGCTCTGTCGGACATCCAACGTAAAGCGGCCGAGTTGCTCATCGACTTCGCTTACGCGTGCGGAGTTCCGATCGTAATTACGCAAGGGCTCCGCACAATCGACGAGCAAAACGGACTTTACGCACAAGGGCGCACCGAGCCCGGACAGATCGTTACGAACGCTCGCGGTGGTTACAGTTATCACAACTTCGGCGTTGCGATTGACTTTGCGTTGTTGCTACCGGATGGGAAAAACGTAACGTGGGATATGAAGCGCGACGGCGAAGGCGACGGTATTGCGGATTGGGACGAGGTCGTTGCGGAGGCAAAACGGATTGGCTGGAATTGGGGCGGAGATTGGCGGTCATTTAAGGATTATCCGCATTTAGAGATGACGTTCGGATTATCAACCGCAGACTATCGCGCAGGCAAGTGTCCGAGCCAGACGCAACTTAATACTGCGATGGCAAAGATTGACGCACTTAAATCGAATAAAACGGAGGATGATGACGAGATGACAACGGAAGAAAAAGCCGCTTTCAAAGCGTTGCAGGATCGTGTTATTGCGCTGGAATCTGCGAATAAACTCGCGAAGGTGCCGGCGTGGGCGGAGCAAGCGTGTATTAACGCAAAGGCGGCGGGGGTCTTAGATACCGCGAATGACGGCTCGTACGATTTCTATCGGCTGGTAACGATACTCGACCGTGCCGGCGTATTTGCCAAGAATGGAGGCGCAGCGTAACATGAAACAACGTTTAACTAATCCGTTATTCATCGCAGCCGTCGTCGGTTTCACGTATCAAATCCTCGAAAAGTACGGAGTTGCGCCCGACTTTGGAACGTGGCAGATCGGCGTTGATATCGTTTCGTACGCGTTGATCGGGACTGGCGTGTATTCAACGTTCAAGACGGAACAGAGGGCGGAAGAGACAACGAGGTAAGATAAACGGACTCATTTGCGCGGGAGATTGCGTAGGTGGGTCCGTTTTTCTTTTGTGTAATAGCATCTCTATTTCATCGAGGTAGTGGGTATCTGGCCTATGAATGTATAAAGATTTGTTGTACAATTTGAAAGCAAGGCATAGCAAAAAGCGGTCCTCTCCTTTAGGGAGGGGGTGACCGCCTATGACCGTGTATGAATCTTTGTCACTCATGATAATGTTCGCTGCACTTGTCATTGTTATAAACCGCAAAAAATAGCCGCTATCTTTGACGGGATGTGGGCTATTTTTCGTGAAATACAATTAAATTAGATTAGGGCCGCGCTATGTCTTGCAATATCAGCGGTCTTTTCTTTT